AGACACCCGGCACGCCATTTTTAAGTGACGTTCGGACCAGCTGATTATACATAATCATCTGGGTGCTCATCGTGAGTGGGACTTGTCGTAAGTATACTGGCGTACACGGTACGCTATCATAGTAATGCTCACCACAACTTTCTCTAAAGAGCGAGTCATAGTGGGACTTTTGCAGATTGAGCGTGAATCCGGCGAAATCAAATGATGATTTGAGTTTCGGGACAATACTTGTCTTGCAAATGATATCGTCTCCATATACAATGACACGGTGATTTTCATCACTGAGATCCGTAACAGCTTGAGTTATAGCCCAGAAAATCAGGGTTTCAAGCTCGAACGTAAATCCATTCCCCATAGCAGAAAACTTAGCTAGGTGTTTGGATTCCCCATCAACGGTTACACGATGGGTTCTTATATCATCAAGGCCACGCCACCATTCGGGCGGCAGTAGCTGAGCAACAAGCTCAGATGATATCGTGTCACTAGCAGCGCTGAGATCTATAGTGGCCAGGTTATCAACCAGGCCCCTACTAGCAGCAACTTGATTCCGGGACTGATCGTCCAGGAAAATACCTACACGGCGAAGACGGTTCCGGATAAACCGGCCGACCCCTCCTTGCAGGAATTGGTTACAAGTTGGCTCGATCGCAATCAATCGATCGGTCTTAGCGTTCTTTGGTACTGTTACCACTTTGCTTTCCGTAACGAGTTTAAACTCGCCGGGCAGCAATGAACATGGTCCACATGCAGCTATTCCACGAGCCCTGAACCAATGAAGGTCCGTGGCCATGGCTAACCGCATGTAGGGTACCGCAGCTTGTGTAATACCTAACTGCTTTTCAAGCAGCTTGGAACTGAAGTCTACCTCACCCGATAAGGATGAAGTGACTCCGGGTCCCCACTTGCACAGTTTAATCCATGATAAATCATAATCACCAAGCAACGTCGATATTTTTCGTGCCGCAAGTAACATTACTGCGGACACGCCTTCACCATAAGGTGTCGGTCTTCGAAGCCTGAGATTAGTATCATGGCATTGTTTCTCGGCGGTATGAAACGACGAGATAGCAGCAGCCTTAAGATCAATTCCAGTGTCAAAACCGGGATATTTCGAAAGGTAGTTCACGACTTGGTAATCCAGCCGGAACTTTTCCACTTGCTTCTGTGTATAATCTCTCGGGTCTATGGTCTTTTTCACGATCTGTAGGCTTTCACCGTACTTAAATCGCAACCACATTCCTAATGAGACAGGAGTGTTTACACGCTTACATAGGGAATAGAATGTTCCCTGTACTAAGAAATTAGCAGTAGACATATAATCGTTACCTTATGTTGTTAATT